TAAAGAATTAAGAAATATTAAGGGAACAGCCTGTTTTGAAAATAATGAATGGGTTATGAAGGAATTATATCGATGAATAAAATTTACTCTAAACCGGGTTTAACAATAACGGTTCGTAATAATAATGTAGATGGTGCATTAAGGGTTCTTAAAAATAAATTACAACAAGACGGAATGCTTAATAAACTACGTGAAAAAGAATTTTTTATGGGTAAAGGAGAAAAACGAAGAAGGGCTAAGGCCGCCGGAAAAAGAAGAACTAAAAAGGCGGAAGAAAAACGACTTGAAGAACATGGATTCTGATGGTATTATTGGGGGATTGGTGAAATGGGATCACGTAGCCTTTGCAAGGCTAAATTAAGAGTTCAACTCTCTTATCCTCCACCAGAAAGTAAATGAAATAGGAAATGGTTTATAGTGATGAATAAAACACATTGGAGAACTGGTGAGGAATTTCAAGATGATATTACTCACATGGATAATCACATATCTCTCGACCAGACAGGATATTGGTTTTGGGATGAAACCCAAGCTTGGGCCTTTGGTCCCTTTTTAACTCAAGAAGAAACAAAACTTGCTCTTAACAAATATCTCAAAAGTTTAAGTACAATTGATGAAGGTGTTTTAACAATACGACGAGAAGAAAACGATGGTATCTAAGAAAATAAAAGCCCGTACTGATAATAGTGGTTGGAAAGAACCTAATAATAAAAAGGTTCGTAAAAAACGTAAGCCTATGACGGAAAACCAACGTCAGGCTGCTGCAGAACGTCTTAAAAAGGCAAGAGAAGTTCGTGCTGCAAAGAATCCTAATTATGGTATGTCTGGTATTCATGAAAGTTTACGAAATCTTCCAGATGAACATCCAGCCAGTCCGAAGAAAGTTAAACAGTGGATTAAAACACAGAAAGAACTTATATCTTCAGAACGTAGAGATGTAAAAAATAATATTAAAGGTGCATATGCAAGACAAAAAAATCATGAGGGATATGTTCGTAATTTAATAAACTATTTACGTAGTGGAGATTACATAGATAGTTTCTATGGTGAATATCAGGAACATTCTGTTAAACGGCGTTGTGTAGTTCTGGCATATGATAATAATGGGAATCCTAAACGTAATATAGGAGTTTATTATCCTGATATGGGCTGTGTATACACAAAAGAAATATATGAAGAGGATCATGGTATTTTTTCAACACCAACAAAAAAGAAAAAAAGAGGTAAGAAAAAAAAATGACTGCAAAAGTTATAAAGGGCCCGTGGCAGAATTGTACACTAGATCTTGAAAAGGCAAAACTTCTCTCAACTTGTGATCAAATGACAAGTGAATGTATAGTATCTCTTTTACAACATTTTGTAGAATATGATATCGCTCCAGAAGATCCAGATGATGAAAATATAACTTTTATTATATTTTTAACAGAAGTGATACGGGCTATAATATATAAAAACTCTGGTTATGAACACCCTCTCCAAGACCTTGTACAACTTTTAACTGATATGGAAATTGATATAGATAATAGTAAACACTATTTCATAGATTATGTTAAAGTTAGAGAAATTATAGATTTTTTGAACACAATTAAGGATAACGAACCAGCATGATTTTAGTTGATATGTCTCAGATATCATTAGCAAGTATGATGATGCATCTGAATATGAATAAAACTACTAAGCCAGATGAGGGTATGGTACGTCATATGATACTTAATTCTCTAAGAATGTATCGAACAAGATTTAAGGAAGAGTTTGGAGAACTAGTTCTCTGTTTTGATTCCAGACATTATTGGCGAAGGGATCATTTCCCATACTATAAAGCCAGTAGAAAAAAAAATAGGGAGGCTAGTAATCTTGATTGGGAATCAATTTTCAGTTGTCTCAATGATATTAAACAAGAACTTAAAGACTACTTTCCATATAAACATCTAGAAGTTTATGGTGCAGAGGCTGATGATATAATCGCTGCATTATGTCTTGAATTAGAATATGATAATGGTAAAACTTTAATTCTTTCGGGTGATAAAGATTTTATACAATTACATTCATTTAGAAATGTATCACAGTATAGTCCTATTACTAAAAAAATGATTAATGGCCACAATCCAGAAACGTATTTAATAGAACATATTCTTAAAGGTGATTCTAGTGATGGTGTTCCAAATGTATTATCACCAGATAATACCTTTGTAGATGGGTTACGACAACGGCCGTTGGGTAAGAAAAAAATAAATCAATGGAAAAATCCTTTAGATGAAGAATTTAATATAGAAAGACTTCCTAATGATGAAGTTATACGTAATTATCAAAGAAACGAACAATTGATAGATTTATCTAAATCCCCAAGTGAACTTTTTCATGCATGTATACATGCCTATCATAAATCTAATGATGGTGATCGTAGTAAACTACTAAATTATTTTACACAAAAGAGACTCAAAACTCTTACTGAGTCGATCAGCGAATTTTAAAACAGGAGAATTTTAATATGAAATTATTTATTTCTGAAATCTTGGATAAGGTTTCAAAACTTAAAACAAAAAAAGAAAAGGTTGCATGGTTAAAAGACCAAAATACAAGTGGCCTTCGTATGGTAATCAAATCTTCATTTGATTCCAAAATAAAATGGTTACTTCCAGAAGGTGATGTGCCCTTTACTCGTAATGATGCACCAGAAGGTACAGAACATACAGATTTACATATGGAAGCTAGTAAACTGTATCATTTTCTTGAAGGTGGTAATTATGATATTACTCAAAGTAAACGAGAAACTTTATTCATTCAAATGTTAGAGGGACTTCAAGAAAATGATGCTGATGTTCTTGTTTCAGCCATGAATAAAAGTCTACACCGTAAATTTAAGGGATTATCTGACAATGTGGTTAAAGAAGCCTTTGATTGGGATGATGATTATATGCAGATTGAAGGTTATCCACAAGAAAAAGGTACAGCTAGCTAATTTTTTTCTTGACAAACTTTCCTAAATGGTTTATAATATTTATAAAATGAAAGAAGAGGTTACTTATGGGTAGAATGAAAGATTGGGCGATGGACATGGAAGATGCTGTTGCAACTGCCGTTGAAAGTGGTGCAAAGTGTGTTGGTGATGTTGATGCATATGTCAAAACGGTAATGCCGGGTTATGACAAAAAGTTTGTTGAAAAAACCGCAATCGAAATTTTAGGTGAAGATTAATGAATGAAGTTGAAAAATTTGATATGATAATTGGTGATATTCTAGGAATTATTATTATATTTTTAATAGGATATGCTTGTTTTGTTATGTTGTGAGTTATAAACAATGAAATATATTTATCTTGCGGGCCCGATTGAGGGTTGTAGTAAAGAGGAAATAACCGATTGGCGTGAAGACATGACCAATCATTTCTGTTTGTATGGAGAGGGTATCCGCACCGTCAATCCATTTAGGTGTGAGGAATTTTTAGAACCTCAGTGTCTTCCTGTTCAACGACCAACTGTGGATTCTGCAACCGCCCGTGCTATCTTTGACAAAAACTGGTATGACTGTCAACAATGTAATGCAATTCTCGCATATCTCCCCAAAGAAATCAACGACAGACGGCCATCCATAGGTACATTATTAGAAATTGCATGGTTTATTTCGATGCGTAAACCCATTTTTATCGTATCAGATGACCCTGTATATGCCAACCATCCCCTAATTAAAGCAAATACGGGGTGGATTTATCGTAATTTTGAAGAAATAAAACTAGATATCATAGACTTATTGGAGTATTAATCTATGCCATATATTACAGAAGAAGACAGAAGGAACGTATCACTTACACAACGCCCAGGTTCCCCAGGAGAACTCAACTATATGATCACTCTCCTATGTAAGAATTATCTTTACCAGCATGGTATCAGCTACACCAATATGAACGAGATTGTAGGAGTTTTGGAGTGTGCTAAAATGGAACTCTATAGAAGAGTTGCGGTTCCTTATGAAGAAGAAAAATGTAAAATTAATGGTGATGTTTATGATGACACATGAGGATTAATGAATGAATTCTTTAGAAATTATAACTGCAACCTTTTTTGTTTTTGCTCCTAATATAACAGGTATAGAAGGAAATAAAGAAACTTCTATCGAATGTCTTGCTTTAAATTTGTATCATGAAGCAAGAGGTCAGGGTAGTGCTGGTTTGCTTGGTGTATCTTCTGTAGTCCTTAATAGAGTTAAGGATAAAAGATTTCCTAACACAATATGTGAAGTTATTTACCAAGGCCCAACTAGAGAAAGTTGGAAAACCAAAAAAATAAAAATTCTACCTGCAGAAGAACGTAAATATTATCCTGTTAAAAATCGTTGTCAATTTTCTTGGTATTGTGATGGTAAATCTGATACACCGAAAGAAAAGAAAACTTACAAAAGACTATTGACTATTGCTAGGTCCATAGTATATAATAAAATTAACTTCATAGATATTACAGATGGAGCCACTTTTTACCATGCCAATTATGTGAGGCCCGCATGGGCAAAGGTTAAAACTAGAACAACTAGAATCGGTGATCATATATTTTATCGATGGGAAACTGGGCAAAATGGCTCACCAAAGAAATGAATAAAATAGAAGAATATAAAAACAAAATAAACTTTGATGTTTGGGAAGACATAAGTAATACTGGGAGTGATGTTATGCGAGAAAGTACCCATGATTATTATTTAAGAAGGATGCGTGAAGCAAGATTGGAATCGGACATTTTATTGACGCCTCAAGCAAGAAAAGAATATGAAACATTAAACCTTCAACAACAAAATACACTCTTACGAAATAATGTGAAAGAGTTACAGGGCCGACTACAAGAAGCATATAAACGCATCAAGGCCTTGCGGGGCCAAAAAGAAAAACAATTGGAATTTGATATATAATGCCAACATATAGATTTAGAGATATGAATACTGGTGAGGAATTTGACGAATTTATGTCTATGGATGAAAG